GGGCCAGAGCATGTACCAGGTTGCCCATATCAAGCACTGGAGAGCGCTCTTTGACGATAGTCTTCTCTACGTGACGCGCGTTAAAGTACATCAGCGACACGCGAGCATCTTTCACCTGAGTTGAGCTGATCCCGTTGGCGGCGTGGTAAACCTCGTTTGGTACACCTTCATAGCGGCCCGGCTCGAAGTATTCCGGCCAGGCTGCTTCTGGCTCTTCTTGTTGCGATTCCGGTACGTTTTGTTGTGCCTCAGGTTCAGATTGGCTCACAGAATCGTTGTTCTGGTGCGTCTCAGCCTGATTCTGGTTCTCTACGGTAACTGCTTCTTTACCAGTACCCAGATCGCCTTCGCCTGCCTGCACCGCATCACCAGCCTGTTTTTCATCACTGTCAGCTTTTTGAACCTGCACATTGCTGGTGGTCTCCGGATTCGTTTCTGTGCCATGAGTTGATGAGTTCTGCATTAAAGCGGACACGTCGAAAATACCGTTGCCAACATTTTTAACCAGTTCAGGCTCAGATGCCGGTTGGCTTGTCTCGGTTTTCACCCATTTTGGGTCGTTCGGGTCGCTGATGCCTTCGACATATTCACCGCGCGCGGCTGCCAGTTGTTTACCAACATCAACCGGGTTTTTGGGTGGAATGTTTTTACGTGCTTCGTGCAGTTCTGCCCGTATTTTCTGGTAGCCTGCTTCTGTCTGGCTTACAGGTGGCTCATTCTCCAGCGGCTGCGGGTCCGGATGATGTTCAGTTGTGTCCTGTTCCACTGCTTCAGGCGTTGCTGGTTCATCTGCCAGTTCGCCTGTCGGTTGCTGTTTTTCTTCATCACACTGAAATCTCCCTGCCTCAATATCCCGCAGACATTTGCCCGCCTGACGAAGTCTTGCTGCATTTTCTTCATGGGTTGTTGGGGTGTTATCAGGCACATATTCGTACCAGTCCGGATCGCGAACACCATGAACGGCAAGAAAGCTTTCGCACCACGTCCGGCGAAGATCAGGATTACCGTTATGTACGGCCTTTGGCGCTTTGCGTACCAGGTCAATAATGGTTTGTCGGTCGTAGCCTTTGATGTCGGGAATAATGCCCACTGTCATCGACATTCGCTTCCAGTCTTCCCGGTCTTCGGCGATGATACGTTTTGCAAAATCCATTGCAGGACGCAGGTTATTCAGATCCAGCTCCTCACAGAAACCACAGGCGAGCTCATAGTTAATCGTTCTGTGTGTCGGTTTTTCGCTACGGCGTGGACGTTCTGGCTTATTTACGTCGTCGACAATTACTTTATGTGGCCCGGTTTTTTTAACGGGTGCAGGTTTATTCTTCAGGCGTTCAGCCCATTCCTTAACCAGCAGGCCGCGGTTAATGTGTTCAGCACGGAACCATTCCTTAAAAAACTTAATAGTGGTGCATAACTCAGGCACTTTTCCATCGACAGGAAATACCTGTTTATACGCATTCACTGCTTTGTGAATATCGTGCTCGATAGCTTTTTTGAACGGCTCTACATTTTCTGCGGCGAGTATCAGGTTCTGGACAGTGGTATTCTGAGTATCCATCTCCAGACACGCGATTTCTTTTTTCTGTTCTGTATCGACGTGATAAAGATATTCTCCATCGCCAATATACTGTGCCAGAACGCGATGGCGGAACGGCAGTGTCGCAACCACGGTCAGTTGAGGGTTTGCTGGCGGGTTATGAGATTCCTGTATTCCGTTTTCTCCGGCAGGAGTGACAGCACCGTCGGCGCGTTCTGTTTCATCTGATTTAACAGCAGAAGCTGCGCCGGGGATAAGTGTCAGGGTTTTGCCGTCTTCGCCACCGGGTTCGCGGTTTTCACAAAATTTAGTATCAAAGATACCCTCGGGCGGAATGTCATTTTCTACCGGAAAATGTACGCGTACAGGTCTGGCAAAATCAGCTTCATCAAATCCGGCCGCATCCATAGCCAGTTCGCCACGGGAGAGGGCGAGTGACTGCTTTTTAGCTGTACACCAGAAAAAACCGGCTTTAAAGCCGAGGCGTTTCCTGGCACTTTCATTTTTAACCTTGTAATAAAATGAATATTCTTCCTGCTTAATGCTCATTGTTTTTTAACCTCAGTTAAGATTAAAATCGTTTTGCCAGTGAAAATCCTCTCCGGGTGCTCACTGGTCATGTCTCTGGTGGTGGGTCTGGTCGCTCACCTCAGCATCGCCGGGATGTAAAGCCGGGGAAGCGCCTGCATTTAATGCAGGCTTTTTTCCTTTGAGGCCTCAGACATCGCCCGCGCAAAATCACTGGCAACAGACAAGCTCTTCAATGCACCAATAACCTCCCTGGGGACGTCTTTCACTTTGAGCAACATGGCTGCTGCGGCTATAGTGGAGTCCCATGCTCCTGTTTTTTCATCTGCATATGAAGTTATTGATTTATTTATTGAATAGCCATCTTCGTTTCTGCTTAACTCGTATGAATAGCCAATAACTACCGGCATATTGTTTTGCTCGCATATCTTAAATATACGGCTGGTGAGTTCTTTTAGTTCCTGTAATACTGCTGCATCAGGCGTTGTATTTTTCATTTTTATTTCCTTTTTCAGGTTGAGTGAATCCCTGCCATTGCTGGCATGATTTAAAAAATGGTATTGTTAAATTAATCAGTTTGTCAGTGGTTCGCCTTTACCATCAAGATAAATTTCTATAACTAAATCCCGGATGGTAATATTTTCACGAATATTTGTTAACGTCAGTTTTCCCCTGGTATTAGCCGTGGCTTTATAAATCCGGTCATTATATTTAACCATTGTTCCGGGAACCGCACATTGCCGTATGACCTCCATCGTACCGTAGTGCTGGTGTTTCATTTTTTCAGTCCTCCTGTTGTAATTCACTGACCCTTATTTCAAGCCAGTCAGCCACATCGCGGTGGTCGAAGTAATCAAGAAAGCTGTCGAGTTTATTTCTGGTGGAAATCCAGCGGGCTATATTTTTCTCGCCGATGACATCAAGAAGTTCCGGGGTGTCATCAACCGATTCAACCAGTTCAGATAATGAAATACCTTCAATTTCAACACCGACACGATGAATGTTTACGGGTTTAATTGTGGCGTCGGCTCCCTCCAGATAAATACCGATGGTGCTCATGGTCATATCTCCGGTTTAAAAAGGGCGGATACCAGAAAGGAATGAACTGGTACCGCCAAAGACTACACACAGCAATGTCACGGGTTCCACCCGCAACCGGAAGCGCGCTCAACCAGGATCGGTGGATTTAACGACAACCTTAGTTAAGTAACGAACGCGCTTTCGTGTTGTATGCTCCGTATCGTGGAGCTGACGCCCGTCTTTATCCACATCGGGGCGGTGGTATACTGGAGTTTCCACACAACCAGTAAGGAAATATTATGTCTGATACAACCAGCCCTTTTGTTTTTCCTGAAAAAGCAGCTCACGAAGTGGTTCTTGAGTTAATCAGAGCGGGCAAAATTAGTTACGCAAGTGATGCTTCGGATGTTTTTACACATATGCTTAACCACTACCGCGCTGAGAGTGATCGACCTCAACAGGAAGATAAAGCTTCGTAAACGCCTCTCTCACCTCATGAGCCAGTTTCTCGACTGGCTCTTTATCTGCTCGCTGGTCATTGATTTTCATTTTTCTACGCAGAGTAGAAGCTGCGATAGCCTGAACCTCTACTGGAAGTTCTTGCATCTTCATCTTTCACCTCATCCGCTTAACGCCCGGCGGCGGAACGTTTTATCTACTGCGCTTGTTACTTAACAACAACTGCCGTCATGTTCGTATGCCTCAGGCTGGCTACTTAGCCCGACTCAGCAGCGGGATAACTCTTGGTATTGTCCGGCTGTTATCTGGTCTGGCGTTGTCTTGATGAATTCATTAAACACGTAATGATGTGTAATTGTCAACACATAATGTGTTTTTGGTTGGGGGAGGGCGTTCTGCTGGGCTTGAGGCAATAAAAAACCCGCCAGTGGCAGGTTTTAAACTATTCAGGTCAAGTCTTAAGTTAGTTTTCTGGTGGTTGAGTTGAGTTTTTAAGGCGATTTCTTAGATACGTTTCAACATAGTCATCAATCTCTTTTAAACGAACCTCAAAGAGATCAATCATTCGTTGTTGCTCTGAGCTTGGTAACTGATTGAATAACTCAAGTAATTTTTTATGTTGATCACTTAGCCATGCCTGCGAGGAGTCCTTTTCACCAAACAGAAGTTCGGGTGGGGAAATACCTAGTGCTTCACCAAGTACAACTGCATCATACACCCCAACATTTCTACTTCCTGCTTCATAGTTTCCTATGCGTGACTGAGTCCATCCACAAATCTCAGCCAGTTTACCTTGAGACAGGCCGAGCTTTTGTCTGCGCCCCTTGAGGCGCATTGCGATCTCATCATTAAGCCGGCTGGCGGCAATTTTTTCATTTTCTTTTCTCATGGCTCCCTTTTATCACGATACGTGATTTACGCAAAACACAAAACAACTTGACCATGCAACACAAATTGTGTTTAGAATTGTTGGCGGAGGTTTTAAATGAACAAAATTTCAACATACAGAAAGCAACTGGGGCTATCTCAACGGCAGTTTGCGACTCACCTGGGATGGATACAGAGCCGTCTGGCGAACTACGAAGCAAATTTTCGCACACCCGGACTGGAGGAGTGCCGAAAAATTGTTGCCACACTTAACCATCTGGGATCTCGCTGTGTTCTTGATGATGTTTTCCCGCCTCATGTGAACGATAGCAGAACCATATTAGCGAAGGTGAACAACCATGATCACCCCTGAAACAGCCAGTCAGGCGTTATCGTCATGGCTGGCATATCTACAGATAACCCAGGAAACCGCCACGCAACTGATCACCCGCGCATTCCTGGAGCAGCCGGCGCGACCGGAAATAGCGGTTCACCGTATCGAGCGTGACGACGGAACGGTGGATTACGACGCATGGCGCCGTAACCGGATAAACATTTTTCAGCGCTGGCGGAAACGGGAAACGGCGGAGCACTGCGAGAAATTCTCTGCGCTGATCCCCGCTATTCTGGAGGCGATCCGCAAAAGTGCGCCGGAACTGCATAAACGAATAACGGCAGGGCAGAGCATTGAGTACCTGCTTTCACAGCTTTTAAAAAAACCGCAGTGGCAAGCGCGGTACTTCTTGGCGCGCCGCTGGCGGATTTTGAGCGGGAGTGTGACGAGGCCATATATGCGTTACAGGCGTTACGTAGCGGTTATCGCCAGCAGTACCAGAGACATGACCAGTGAGTAATTTTTTATGTTTTCAGATCGCCCGGAAAAGAGCGTAGAGAGGCTTTATGGCCGCACTTCCATACATGCAGCTTTACATCGCTGATTATCTGGCGGACACCATGCACCTTTCTGCCGAGGAGCATGGAGCCTATTTGTTGTTGATGTTCAATTACTGGCAGACCGGAAGAGCTATCCCGAAAAACAGGCTGGCAAAAATTGCTCGGATTAGCAGTGAACGATGGGGGGCTGTGGAAGAGTCCCTGAGAGAATTTTTCATTGATAACGGCACTGAATGGACTCATGAGCGTATCGAAAATGATCTCGCTGCGGTCAGGGATGTTCTGGCGAAAAAGTCGGCAGCAGGGAAAGCATCTGTTCAGTCCAGAAGGAACAGGAAGAAAACGCAGGCCGCCAGTGGAAGTAACACATGTTCAACAGGTGTTGGTTCGGTGTTTAAACAGGAAGCCAACAAAAAGGGAACTAATAAAGATATAGATCTAAAAGAATTAAACCCCACACATAACGCGTGCGCGCGCGCGAGTGCTCCGGTTAGTCAGCCTGGAATTATGCAACAGCCTGTCGTGACTGAACCGGAATACCGGGAAGGCCCGAACGAGCCGATCGGGAAATTCTCAATGATGGATGACTGGCATCCCTCGCTGGATTTCCGACAACGGGCCGCCCATTGGGGCGTTGCGTTACCAGAGCCGGAGTATTTACCTACGGAGCTTGTCGCGTTCAGGGATTACTGGACGTCGGAGGGAAAGGTGTTCACACAAATCCAGTGGGAACAAAAATTCGCCCGTCACGTAAACCACGTCAGGGCAAAGGCGAAACCAGCCAGCAGGGGAGAAAGCCATGCAGAAATCCAGCCAGACAGCACCGCATCGCGGGCAGTACAGCAAATCAGGGCAGCCCGCGTGCAGTGGGAACGCGAAAACGGGATCGCCAGCGACGGAGACGGCCTGGCGACTCTGGGAAGTCATGGGGGAAATTTATTCGAACCGATGGACGCAGAAGAACGGCGCGGCACCTTCGAAGCTGTGGGTGGCCCAGATTGGGGCGATGACTGAGCGCCAAATCCGGCTGATTTGTCAGCAGTGTATGGAGCGATGCCGGGCGGCTGAGACATGGCCGCCGGACCTGGCTGAGTTTATTTCGCTGGTTTCTGAAAGCGGAGCTAATGCGTTTGGTCTCACAGCCGATGCGGTGCTGGCGGAATATCGTCACTGGCGTAACGAGTCCTGGCGCTACTCCGGCAGTGATAAATATCCGTGGCCTCAGCCGGTTCTGTATCACATCTGCACCGAGATGCGCAGAACGGGCGTTGAGCACCAGATGACGGAAGGCGAACTGAAACGACTTGCAGAACGGTTACTGGCGAAGTGGACAAAACACGTCGGTAATGGTTTCAGCATACCGCCGGTACGCCGTCAACTGGCAGCGCCGCGTCATCCGGCAGGGCCAACCCCGGCACAACTGATGATGGAAGAATTCAGACGGCGTAAGGCGGCGGGAAGGCTTTAACAGGGGGGGGACTTATGAGCAGAAATTACACACCGGCGCAGAAAGCTGAAATACAGAAGCGCCTGACGGAACTGGTACGAACCCACGGTCGGATGACGTTTGGAGAACTGCGGAAGATAACGGGGTTAACCATTTTTACAGCCCGCCACTACCTGGAAAAGGCGGAAAGTTGTGGGGATCTGTATCAGGCCGGGAGAAGCGGTATTTTCCCTTCGGAACGGGCTTTCCGGCTTTGGAAGCAGAAACGTGAAGATGCCAGGATTACCCGCTTTCTGAAAACGCCGGAAGGTGTGGTGAGTTCCTACGACCGGACCAGAAACGTTATCTGTACGGAGTGCCGGAACAGCGTGACGATGCAAAGGGTACTGGCATTTTATCGGGGACATTACCGGGAGGCGAAATCTGCATGAAAATCGAATAATATAACTTTGCAGAGGTAGCGAATATCGTAATCACCCGTTCGGCATTTGAATTCCGTGAGCACAGTCGTGTTGTGAATGTCGCCTTGTTCACAACACCAGGAATATTCCACTGTCAACTGATTGTCTGCGGCTGGACATAATTTTATCTGATATTCAGGCTGTACCAGCGCAAAGGTTCCGTGAGTCCGACTGTCTTTTTTGCTTCCAAATATTCAGTTTTAATTATCTGAGTATGGCAAGGTGATCATCTGTATCAAACACCGGGCAACTGGTTTTACTTTACCCAACGATTACGTCCCTGTTGTTTAGCCCGATAAAGGGCCTCGTCCGCTCTGGCAATAATGCCGGTAACAGTGTCACCGGCTGTGGAAAGGGTGATGCCCATACTGACGGTGACCGTTTCGCTAACCGCAGATGCTGCATGCGGCATTGCGGTTTCACGCAGGTTTGTCTGAATACGTTCAGCAACCAGTGCAGCTTCATTCAGCGACGACGAAGGCAGCACAACGACAAACTCCTCGCCCCCGTAACGTGCCACCAGGTCTGCCGGAGTACGAACCGACCTCTTCATTACCCCGGCCACCTTTGCCAGACAGGCATCGCCAGCCTGGTGACCATAATGGTCGTTATAGTTTTTGAAATAGTCCACATCGAGCATGATCAGTGCAAACGGCTCCGTCTGGCGGAGAGCATCCCCAAGAAAACTTTCCATTGAACGTCGATTAGCGGTCCCGGTCAGTGCATCCTGGTGAGCCATAACGTCGAGACGCGCGATAAGCATCCGGTTTTCCTGGTAACGCAACCAGGCTTCATCAAACCAGCGCTGCAGGATAAAGCGACCATAAATGAGTATGGTGGTAAGAGTAAGCCAGACTAATAAAAACCGGATATTCACATACTGGTTAAGCTGCACACTGGCCAGCAGGGCGGTCAGCCATAACGGGACGATGAAAAATAGCAACGCTGGCAGATGATAATAAAGCGCAGCCAGCGCGGTAAGCATAAGGATGACACTGAGAGGCCAGGCAAAAGGCAGTTGCCACCAGACAATAAAAAAGTAGCTACAATAGCTCCACATCAGACTGAGAATCAGCAGCATCACCAGACAAAGAGGAGTAAATCTGGCCGGAAGGCGGTAAATGAAAAGGAGTATCAGGAACGAAAAAACAATAATACTGCCCATAATATCGTCTATTAAAGGCAGTATTCCAGTCTGTGCACTGATCGACTTGTCAAAGTCACTGATGAGTATGTGGCGAAATAAAATGATAAGCGCAAAACTGATATTCACAAATGTGAACCACGGAATACTTACACGTAGCGCTTGCGTGACCATATCTTTATGATCCTGCCATATCCTTCCAGCACTGGAAGTACGGCGCCTGTCGTCCGAATCCTGCCCCATCCTTAACCGCCTCATATAATGAATAATTACTATCCAGTGTAGTGCGCAGATACCTCACAGTGAAAAATGGAAAAGCTATCAGGCCAGGCAGCATTTTTGGCTGATGAGATGATTTTTGTTCCACAGTGACGAACTTATAGTCAAAGCTTCTGTAGTAGGGGGAATAATTATAGTTGTCTCCCGGAAACGGGAAGCGAGCTTACCCCACTTACTAAAAGAGGATGGAACTGGCTGACGTAAAACACGATTTATTTGTATCCATAAATGGCGAAATGTAACGTTTTGGTTATATTTAAAAGAGAGAAAATGGTCAGCAATAACTTTAATTGTTTGAATTAACAGATAATTAATCTACCAGACTGAGTGATACAGAATATTTTTACATGAGGGGTACAAATGAGACTTAAGTTGATCGTTAAAAGTTTTGCGCTGGCGGGGCTACTCTCTTCCACTGCGCTGACACCTTTATTTGCACAGGAAGCCCCAAAAGGTGCCACTGCTTCAACCAAGCAAGCTAACGATGCGCTTTATAACCAACTTCCTTTCTCTGATAACACCGATTTCACGAATGCCCATAAAGGCTTTATCGCTGGTTTACCTGAAGAGGTGATTAAGGGAGAGCAAGGGAATGTCATCTGGAATCCACAGCAGTACGCTTTCATAAAAGAAGGGGAAAAATCTCCTGACACTGTTAACCCTAGTCTGTGGCGTCAGTCCCAGCTAATCAATATCAGTGGCTTGTTTGAAGTCACAGACGGCGTCTACCAGATTCGTAACCTTGATTTATCCAACATGACGATTATCGAAGGTAAAGAGGGGATTACGGTTGTCGATCCGCTGGTTTCTGCGGAAACAGCCAAAGCCGGTATGGATTTGTATTTCAAAAACCGTGGCAATAAGCCTGTTGTCGCCATCATTTATACTCATAGCCATGTTGACCACTATGGCGGTGTGCGTGGCGTTGTCGATGAAGCGGACGTGAAATCCGGCAAGGTGAAAGTGTATGCGCCTGCTGGCTTTATGGAGGCAGCAGTAGCCGAGAATATTATGGCCGGCAACGTGATGAGCCGCCGTGCCAGCTATATGTATGGCAACCTCCTGAAACCAGATGCCTCCGGCCAGGTTGGCGCCGGACTGGGGACGACCACCTCTGCGGGGACGGTGACACTGATTGCGCCCACTAATATCATCGATAAAGACGGCCAGAAAGAAGTGATTGATGGCCTGACTTACGACTTTATGCTGGCCCCTGGTTCGGAAGCCCCTTCGGAAATGCTGTGGTTCATCGAAGAGAAGAAACTCATCGAAGCCGCAGAGGACGTCACTCACACCCTGCATAACACTTACTCGCTACGTGGCGCAAAAATTCGTGAGCCGTTGCCGTGGTCGAAATATATCAACGAAGCTATAGTGCGTTGGGGTGACAAAGCTGAAATTATTATGGCCCAGCACCACTGGCCGACCTGGGGTAACGAGAATGTTGTTGGTCTGCTGAAAAGCCAGCGAGACCTGTATCGTTATATCAATGACCAGACTCTGCGCATGGCCAATGAAGGTCTGACTCGCGACGAAATAGCGGCCAACTTTAAACTACCGGATAGCCTGGCAAAAACCTGGGCCAACCGCGGCTATTACGGCTCCATCAGCCATGACGTAAAAGCAACGTATGTGCTGTATCTCGGTTGGTTCGATGGCAATCCGGCAACCCTTGATGAGCTGCCACCCGAAGAAGCGGCCAAGAAATTTGTTGAATACATGGGCGGTGCCGATGCGATTCTTCAGAAAGCTAAAGCAGACTTTGACCAGGGGAACTACCGTTGGGTTGCTCAGGTGGTGAGTAAGGTCGTGTTTGCCGATCCAAATAACCAGAATGCACGTAACCTTGAAGCCGATGCGCTGGAGCAATTGGGGTATCAGGCTGAATCTGGTCCATGGCGTAACTTCTACCTGACCGGTGCGCAGGAGCTGCGTAACGGTGTGGTTAAAGGTCCGACGCCAAATACAGCAAGTCCGGATACCGTTCGGGCGATGACCCCTGAAATGTTCTTCGACTTCCTGGCTGTACATATCAACGGTGAAAAAGCGGGTAATGCCCGGGCGGTATTTAATATTGACCTTGGCAGCGACGGCGGAAAGTACAAGCTTGAGCTGGAAAATGGCGTGCTGAACCACACGGCTAATGCTGAAGCGAAAGATGCTGATGCCACGATTACTCTGAACCGTGACACGCTGAATAAAATTATCCTGAAGGAAGAAACTCTGAAGCAGGCTCAAGATAAAGGAGAAGTCAACGTTACCGGTAATGCTGCGAAACTGGATGAGATGCTGGGCTATATGGACAAGTTTGAGTTCTGGTTCAATATAGTTACACCATAAATAGATTCCCTGCGGCGTCAATGCTGCAGGGAAGTTACTTCAGACAATTCTGTACGTTTTTTATACTCTATTTTCCCTTCATTCTTTATATCTTGCTTCATCTTATGTATTTGCTGCTGAAGAACATGGCCCTGATACCAGTCAGTTCTGATTCTGTTATGCACAGCCTTTTTCATCAGATGACAGTAACTGGTTGTTGCGTGATTCAATGGCCTGCGAGTCTGGTCAACATGCTTTTCGATGCCGGTTGGCCATGATGCCAGTATGGTTAACTGGCATCATGGCAGCATAATTTTGCCGGATAAGTCAACCGCAGCGATGTTAATCGTCCTGATTATCATCTGCATCACTGTCACAGTGACTGCACCAGTAACGAGGAGAGACTGCGATCGAACCGGCCAGACAGAGAGGAGGTAGTTGTCTTCATTGCTAAGTAAGAGACCTTGGGGGATGAATCTCCATCACCTGTGATGTGTCAGACAACCTCAATGTACCCGCACTTAATACCTGCGCCGGCGGTTTTTTTAATGTCCGGGAAATGAGCATGTCAAAAAATAACCAGTTATAAGATTATAAATAGCACACAGAGAAAATGTCATTGCACATGGTCAAAAAATAGACATATTTATTGATGATGATAATTAATAGTTTCCTATATATTCATGTTGAGAATGAAGATGCTTTAAAAATGCTCAAGTTCGTTATCTATGGAGACACCGTGAAAAATTTAAATAAAACATTCACTTGTAAATATGCTGTTATTCGCCGTGATGACATGACAGTAATTGCTGAAATGGATTTTTTTCCTGACTGCAACAGGTCATTGATGTATCGGGATGGCCGCTATGTCCGGTTTCTGCCGTTGTTGCAAAATGACATCATGGGGAGCGATAGCCTGATTAATGAGCTGACTATCAGGGCAGGTTATCATGAATAATCATCCTTTGTTATACTCGTCTGCGGGCTGAACTCCCAATCTACTGCGCCACCGGAGAGAACGATGGCGCATTTACAACTGGTCAAGCAAACCTCATCAGGGCTTCTGCTCCCGGCGACGCCGGAGAGTGGGGATTTCCTGCGCTCAGTAAAAATCGGTGAGTGGATACACGCCGATTTTAAACGTGTCCGCAACTACGCCTTTCATAAACGATTTTTTAAACTCCTTCAGCTTGGTTTCGACTACTGGATGCCAACGGGCGGCACGGTCACATCGCGGGAACAGAAACTTATCTCCGGGTTCGTTAATTTTCTTTGCGACTCCGCAGGCCAGGAATATACCCCGGCCCTTAACGAGGCGGCGGAACAGTACCTCCATAACGTAGCTACCCTGCGAACCGGGGACGTCGCCCTTCTTAAATCATTTGATGCCTTCCGAGAATGGGTAACCGTTCAGGCCGGGTTTTATACCGAGCATTTTTATCCGGATTGCAGCCGCGGGCGCCGGGCGAAATCCATAGCGTTCGCCAGTATGGACGAAACCGAGTTTCAACAGGTCTATAAGGCTGTGCTGAACGTCCTGTGGAACTGGATTCTGTTTCGTAAATTTTCCTCTCCGGAAGAAGTTGAAAACGTGGCCGCGCATCTGCTGGAGTTCGCATGAAAATGACATGGTTTCAGCATCCGGCTTGTACCACCGAAGAGGCGGATGAGCTGGTGAAGCAGTATCGGCGCAGGGGCGTAAAGACGGAGCGTAGCCTGAATCATGACTGTATTAACTGGACAGTAAGCGCCCTGTTACCGGAGTTTGATCATGTGCCAGAACGGAGGCGTAAATGCTCTTATCTGAAATGAATATTTACCGCAGTAAAAAATGGCTGGCAGCCGTCGGGCAGATTGAGCAGTGCGTGTTGTGTGGGCGGTGGGGAACGCAGGTTGCGCACATGAATGAGGGCAAAGGCATGGGACTGAAAACGGATGACTGTGCCACGGCGGCTATTTGTCAGGAATGCCATCATGAAATCGATAACGGCAGTCACCTGAGCAGGGAGGAGCGCCGGTGTCTGATGAACAGGGCGATCGTACTGACAGTGATTAAACTTGTACGTATGGGAAAGGTGGTACCGAAATGATTTATCCAGCCAGTACCGGAAAACCGGGCGAATATTTTCGACTGAATACACTGGAAAGCGTGTGGATTCAGGGAAAACTCCGTATGTGGGGACGATGGTCATACATCGGCAGCGGTAAACCCGGCAATATGTTTAACCAGTTGCTGGCCTCCAGAAAACTGACAAAAACAGCCATCAATGAGGCTTTACGCCGTCTGAAAAAATCAGGAACAAGCAAGCCAGAGCTGGAGGCCTTTCTTCGAGAAATGATGAACGGGAAACAAAAAAGCTGGCTGGCGCATTGTACTGATTCCGAGGCAATGTTGATTGACCGCGTGATTGGTACTGTATTAGCTGAGTATCCGGCGCTGAAAAAGTTGATTCACCAGCGTTACGAAGGGCGGGGAATGAGTAAGCGCAAAATGGCAGAACAGCTAAATGAGCTGCATCCAGATTGGTGCCTGAGAACCTGTAAAAATCGTATTGATCAATGGTTATGTACGGCTGAGAACGCGCTCTATGTTCCGCTTTGTGATGCATATGGTCTGGATGTTACGAGATTTGGAAATTGACACGTTTTGTACGCAAAATCTGGCGACTCATTAGTGAAAAAAGCTATTGCATTTTTGCCCACAAACTGCTTCAATCCCGGTATGCTTCGCAAAGCTGTATCGCGAGGCGAATAACAGACATGAACACAAAAAGAACCCGCCATTGAGCGGGTTTTTGCGTTTCTGTATATACGCTACAGGTGCAGGTTAAAGAGAGGTCGATTATCATGTTAATCCCCTTCAGTAATTGTATGGTGGCAGGCATGGAAACGACATTTAGTGAGCTGAAAGCAAAGCATCTGAAGTTACTTGAAACTCAATGGCAATTGCGTGAAAAGTTGCAGGATAAAGCCGGGGAGCTTCTGCGGGAGTACGCGGAGTCTTTGTCCCTTCCGGCAGATACCTGGACGGATTCGCTGGGTAAAATACATCCCTATGTTGATATCGGAACATGGTCCGGACCAGGGAAATTTGAACCTGTTCCCCTGGCTCGTCTGCAAATGGATGACAACTACAGTCTTAACTTTGTTATTGCCACAACCCTGGATGATACCCCGATGACAGGAGGCTATCGTCATGGGGTGAATGTAACCCTCCGGTATGAAAAATATCAGCTTTATGCCAGCGTGGGATCGGGAGATGATGTCGTAATTATTCCGGTATCGTCGAAACCCGGAGGGTTCTTTGAAACCTGTGCGGCAATAAAACAACTGATCAACATTGCTATTGAAAGAGCAACGCCTGCCGGAATACCGGTTGAATAACGTTATACCATTGCCATGTAGCGGGGATTGGCTCCCGCACCCATCACAAGGCTGCGCTATTGCGCGGCCTTTTTTATTTCCACTTACCCGACATCCGGGTAGTCCATTTCCCGGACAGGGGAAGTTATGACAATGGATAAACATACGACATGGCTGGCCTACATCTGGGCATTAATCAGCGGCATATGCGCCCAGTGGACGTTAAACGACTATGGCGCGCTGATAGGTATTGTTCTGGGTATTGGTACGTTTCTGGTTAATAAGCATTACAAAAAGAAATCAGAGCAGGCTCAGGCAAGGCAGGCTGCCGCGATGGAAGAGCGTAACAGGCTAATCGCCCGGATTCTGGAAAAAAACGACCATGACAGCACGTTAAAGATGCTGGCGGTATCTGAAATGCCGGAGGGCAGTAATGGCGCTCAGGACAAAAGTTAAATACGGTCTTTCCGCCGCCATGCTGGCGTTGATTGCCGCCGGTGCCGGCGCACCGCAGCTACTCGACCAGTTTTTACAGGAGCGGGAAGGAAATACGCTGGTGGCCGTTCGTGATAACGGCGGCGTCTGGTCAGTATGCCGTGGCGTGACTCGTATCGATGGTAAACCCGTTGTGAAAGGCCAGCGACTGACGCAAAGCCAGTGCGACCATTACAACGCCATCGAGCGGGATAAAGCGCTGGCATGGGTAAATAAACATGTTCACATACCGCTGACCGAACCGCAGAAAGCCGGTATTGCGTCGTTCTGTCCGTATAACATCGGTCCCGGTAAATGTTTTCCGTCCACGTTTTACCGGAAGCTCAACGCAGGAGATCGTAAGGGAGCGTGTGCAGAAATCCGCCGTTGGGTATATGACGGCGGCAAAGATTGCCACAACAGGGAAAATCAGTGTTACGGCCAGGTGATACGCCGCGACCAGGAATCAGCGCTGACGTGTTGGGGGATAGACCAGTGAAATACTTACCCACAACGGTATGTTTTGTCGCGGCGGCTTATCTTGCCGCTCATGGTATTGACGGCTGGGGATGGTTTCTCTTTATCGGCGTTATTCTGGTATGAACCGTATAACCTTTACTGCCATCATCCTTCTGCTGATAGTTGCCATAGCGCTGGCGTGGACGACTGACCACTACCACGGTAACGCGGTGCGCTATAAAGACCAGCGCGATACCGCCACTCACAATCTGAAGCTGGCGAACGAGACAATTACCGACATGACGAAGCGCCAGCGTGACGTTGCCGCCCTCGATGAAAAATACACGAAGGAATTAGCTGATGCACAGACCAGGAATACTGATTTGCAGCGCCGCCTTGCTGCTGGTGGCCGGGTGCGCGTCGAAGGACGCTGTACAGTGCCAACCACAACCACAACCAAAACCGCCAGTACCCGCCGCGTGGGCAATGCTGCCACCGTCGAACTCTCTCCAGTTGCTGGACAAAACGTTCTCGATATCCGCGCCGGAATCATCAGCGATCAGGAAAAACTGAAGTATTTGCAGGAGTACATCCGGACGCAGTGCAAATAAAAAATTCCCGCAGGAGGGAAAAGGAGCTTACCTGCGGGGGAGTTTCAGAAATGCATAAACATGACAATGTCTCTGGGTCTGCGTACTACCACATCGCGTTTTTATCGTACTGATATAAGCCAGTTTTCGTACACCTCAAAAACGTAACCAGACGCTAAAAACTGGTACACCTCATGAAATAACCCAGTGGCTGAAAAGTTTGGTGTTGGAACGAACCCCCTGACCAGGCTGGCATTTATTTTATCTGAATATTGACGCTGTATTTTTTCGCTTTGTTTTTACGAGCTTCATTACGTGTCTGAAGTACTTTCAGTTCGTATTTTCCGGACGCCGGTAGCGTGTACTGGCCATTGCCATCCAGTTCAGATGAATATCTGGACAGGTCAACGGAATCGCTAATTCCTGGCCCGAACAGGTAGGTATCTGCGCCTTCATTCGAAATACTTACATGTACTTTCTGCCCCTTTCTGGCCTGGAAGTTATATGTATCGTAATCGTATCCCTTTATTACGCCGGAATAGCGGGCGCTATTTTGTCCTTTATCGAATTCGACATTCACGTTTTTACCAGTTGCAAAGCCAGCTGAGGTTAGCAGTGCAAAAAGAAAAACAGTTTTAGCAATACTCTTGAATTTCATATGTAAGACCCTCAGTCAGCGTTAAAATGATTAATTGTTATATTGTAACAATAACTGTTCGGTTTTTTCCAGGGTCCTTTCCGGGAATTCTGCC